TAACATCTTACCCGTTAGTGTTAGGTCTGGCTTTGTGCTTGTACTTGACTGATTCCTAAATTTTCTACTCCCTTTCATCTGTGCATACTTGGTTGAATATGATCCACCCAATACCTTCCTATCCCTGACCAATGTACGAGTCTGGTTGGCTATCGAATCACCAATATCGTCCCAAGTTTTCAATGGTATATCAACTATCCGAGATGATCTGTTTTTCTTGATACCTTGCAGTACAGATGATACTCTAAGACTCATCGTTTGCCTTTATCTGTGCATCAGACTGCTTACCCATAAATTGGGCCTTCTCTGTAAATCTTTCGGGTTGGTGTCGGCAATTAAAATGAGTACCAAACGTAAACGCACCACTCATAACAGATTCAAACTCGCCTTGAGTCATTGGCCCAGCCGAGATTAACTGCAAACAATCATCACTCGTCCTATCATCAACAGGGCCATCCCAGATATATAGAGTGTCTGTTGGCATTTTATTCGCCATCTCATTGGTGACGTTCCTGGAGAATTGTCTCAGCCCATCATTGACCATCGCTTCTGCTTGGTGCGGTTGGAATCCTACAGACTCTAGTGACATCTTAAATCCATCTTCTGTTAAGTCACCGAGTACCGCTTCCATAGTTTGCTTTCTCATTATGGTGGCGGCATCTATAATCTTTGTTTTATACGCATCCATATCCATCTTGATTAAACCCTGTAAGATTGACTCATCCACATTAGCGAATGATTCCATTCCTTTAAGCGTTCCAATGTATTCACCAGCTACCCTTTCCAATTCACCGCCTAACCCAAATTCATCCAGGATAAGGCTTTCAAAGTCTGCATCCATTAACTCAGCCAATACCTTGTCTCGGTCTTTATTCTTTAGCTTAGAATACATCTTCACCATCATCTCCTGAACTTCTAGCCACTTATCTTTCACGATGCCAGTAACTCACTCAACCCTAGACCTTGTTGTGGTTCGGTTGTTTCTTCTTTTACTTCACCCAATATCCTATCAGCTTCCGCATCGTCTAAGTCTGGATTCATTTGTTTTAAAATATCTCTCTTTGAAATAAGCCCTTTCGATAATAGCCAATCCCATTCCGCACGTTGCTCATCTGGACTCAACACATTCTCTGGCTCTGCAAAGTCCACATGGTAATCATCAGAGAGTTGCACACCATTAGCTGATGCTATCATTCTATCTATCTGAAATCGTTTATTTTCAAATGGAAGCCATATATCACTCACAGATGCTTTGCGTTCTTCAAAGTTCTCAATGTTTTCTACTTTCAGAGCCACACCGCTTCGTGCTTCACTATCCACAAACCTTGCAACCAAGTGATTATTCAATGCGGTTGATTGGATCACAGTCTTAATGACGTTGATAATCTTTTCAGGATTACCACCTTCCAACCTTCCAAGTGTCACACCATCTGGCAATAAGATTACCTCATCCACGCCAGCTCTAATCGGAGTGTCATCCCTTACACCACTTGCATACTTAATCCCCAATGAATCAATCCGTGCCGCTATCATTAATGTCTTAAACAATATATCTATATGTTCATTGGCTGAAACAATATCCGATGCACCAGCTTGAAAGAACTCATCCACAATCTCAGGAGAACGATGGGCAAAGGTAATTGGCATCTTGCCATACATATTCATCCCTTCATCTTCAAGGTTCATAATCTGACCCATCTCATTAAAGCGGAAGTGTTCTTCATCACTCCAGAACTCATACAACCTTTCAGACTTGTCGCCCATATTCGCAATAGGATAGAATATTGCACATGGCTCAGTCTCACCCTGTAAGAACATAGGCCAGAAGTATGGCACTAACTCATACTCTAAACCATCATCGCCCCATGATGATTTGAATGACATCGTACCCAATAAGAATGTGAGTTTCTCCATCTGTCGGCACTTACTATCCACATCTAGCGGAAGAATCTCATTGTACTTATCATTCAATCTAATAGGACTATCCTTGTACACTAATGACCGAGCATTGACCATTCTCTTAGTGATATTGGCCGTATAGGGTGGAAGTTGTGGCCCCGACTGAAAGTGTTTCTCGATATATTGGTCGTGTTCACCTTCATAGAAATCAACAAACTTCATCCTTCTCTTTAGGTTGGAATCATCTGCTCGTCCTATAACGGACTTAATTGCACCCATAACGGATGCTTTGCCAAGATCGGGAATTATCATGCGTAATACCTTTTGTAAGTTTGCCCGCCCTGGCTTTTAATGTATTTCCCGACCTTTTTATCAATTCTTTTATTAATGTGGAATCCCCAGATTAATGATATAATGAACCCAGCGTTCAATGTGAGACTAATCCCTAGAATCACCGCTACCACTTAGAGTATCCAACCTTGCGAGACACCAAAGGAAACAACCAATGACAGGCATACCCAAAAGCATCAGAAGCGTGAGTCTGGTCTGGGTCACGCTTATCTATATCCCCATTTCGCCATACGTTGCGTTCTAAGTCCATAATCAGATTGGGACAATTCTCAACAGTAACCATATTCTTCCGCAATACCCGATTCACACAGTTCACCCTATCCCTTACTGGTGGATTGCTTTTACCACTCATCAGCTTAAAACCAGCCTGAATCAGAATTTCGTGATCCGTGGATGCCGCCGATGTCTTTCTGGCTGAACCCGTTGCATCTGGATATACCTTGATTCCAGGATACTTCTCTTTCAATTCTTTTGCTAAATCGTATGTCCCAGCGTTACGAAGCCGTATCTCATCAAACACGTGGAGATGGGTCTTTGAGTGTGCAAATACAATAGCAGTTAAAGCATCCACATTGAAATCAATACCAGCACCAATCTCCCAACCATCTGTCTTTAGGCTCGTTACGAGTTCCCTAGAAAACTCCTTATACACTCTGCCTTGTGTTAGATTAACAAATTGCCCATGTACATAGGCTTGAATCTGCTCATCTGAGTAAGCAGTTAATAAGTTGTCCTTGTATTCTTGTGGTAGGTGTGTGTTATCTAGCGTTGAGCCTATCACTATTCCCATATCCATATCTGTTCTTGTTGCTAACTGATATCCCCAATTCAATTCTTCTGGAGTGCCTGTTAAAAACACTTCACGCTTATCTGCATCTGGATGGCGAACCCTTGCTATCATCTGGTCAAACACGTCCTTCTTTTGAATGAATGGCTCATCTATTCCAGCCCACGCCAAGTTTGGGCCACGGAGAGAGTCGGGCTTATCACCCGAACCAATCCATATTACACCATCCCAATTATGAACACGAAACTCATTACGTTGCTGATTGTAGGTATAGTCTATTTCAGACCTATCCATGATTTCCTTCAATGTGATTACAATGGTTTTCTGTGATAAAGTGTAACTGGGTGAGACGTACATACCAGGAATAGGTGCATTGATATAAGACAGATACAGACTTCGTAATCCCCCAATATAAGTTTTCCCACACCCATAGCCGCCAATTAAAAGCGGATAGAAGTTTGTGAGATTCCACCACTTGAGTTGATGGGGAAGCATCTTGTCTTTTTTGATTTTGAACTTCACTCAACAATCAATTCATCCTTGATGATTTTCTGTTCAATGTATTCCTTTGCTTTTCCTTCAACCCTATCGGCTAAGAACTGGATGGCTTTCATATCTCCACGCATAGCCATCGTAAAGACCTTCTTCATCACTTTCTCACGATTCGTGATACCTTCTTGGTCTTTTTCATCGCCTATTAAATCAAGAATATCTTTAAGAGAACCACGCCTACCATTGAGATTGCCAGACTCTCCCTTTTTCCATCTGTTGCCAAGAGTATTGCCTTTTGCAAACTGACCATTGCTCTGCTTGTTGGCCGTTTGTTCACTCATCTTCAATGAGAGCCATGACCAATGCTTTGTTAAGTTTGTCCATGAGTCCTTTCACTTTACTAGAGTCTATTTCAAAAACATCAAACTCTAGCCGCCAGTTGTGGGTGGTCTTTAAGTTCTTGATGCCTACCAGTTCAACCAGTAGGGTGATGCCTTTGTCTCTTTCCATTAGCTAATGAAGGAGACCGCTTTTCCTGTCTTTCGCCCTGAGTGTTCTATTCTATGCGAGTAGGGGAAACGGTAACCCTTCTACTAATAGGGGCGAACGGAACTATCTATGGAAGTGGTTTTGGATGTGTTTACAGGCTCTATAGAATATATTAGATGCGTTTTTCCTTGAAAACCCGTGGAAATCGCCAATAGAAGTGAATGTGAAGCCCTGTACGAGTCTCATGTGTAATATTTGTTTTTGTTGTTGCGTGAGTTCCGACCAAGCCGTTTCAATAGCGTGAGAATAGTTCATTTCATCATTATCGTACTGATCCCGATGCCATAGGTACTCAATGGATATTTCAGTAACTCGTAGCCGATTCTTAGCAATTTGGGCTAATTCTACGGCATCTTCAAAGTCGAATGACTTGGTCGGTTCAAACATTTAGAACGGCAAATCCTCATCTCCAGCGTGGGAGTTGAATTGTTCTTTTTTCTTTGGTTCAAACTCATTCACATAGGCGTAATGAGTCGCACCTTTTTCTGATGGTTCCCGCCTTTCAGCGATTGTGATATTCACCCAACCCTTTTTTGAGTTCTTTTTGAGATCATCTACTTTAAATGCGGCGTTTAATACGCTACCTCCATTGTCAAACGTCTTTTGTTTAATTGACGATGCAACGTAGTTTTTTTCTTTCATTTTACTACTCCTTTATTGTTTAAATAAATATAGAATATCATCCATAACTCGTCTTTTCCCAATCGAGCCATCCATTGATTGTTTAATCCATTGTTCAATAACAGAGAATTTCGTCTCTGCTTTTTGTTTCCAATCTGTGAGCCGCATTATTTCGATGTTTGCTTCTTCTAGGTCACCTTCCAGCTTTGTATATTTACTTTTGCTTACGAACACTATTTATCCTTTTTCAATTTCTAATAAATTATCTATCCATTGTTTCCCTATTGATAGAAGCATAGCCACTATAAATAGACCAATAGACCACAATACAACCGCAATACCCAATACTAATAGGTTTGCAATCCATTCTGCTATATCAAACATTATCATAGTCTCTTCTCCAGTTCGTTTAGTAAGTCGGTTTGAAATTCATCGTTATTGTTTTGCATCCGATTTAATCTATGAATCACAAATGCCCATAAGATCACCCAATACAAAGTCTGTAAAATGGTGTCAAATGCTTGTGTTTGCAGTATTTCGTTGATGTAGTATGGTGTCATGGGTTACTCCTTTCTTATTCGTTTTCTGGCTTAATACCTAAAGAAGCCTTAATACTCTCTTCCGTTCCGTCTGTCTCTACTATTTTAATATCTGGACTGCAATCACACATATCTGCATTACGTCCTTTTTTTGTATTTGACTTACACCATTCATCGTGAAAAACTTGCATCACACTTATGGTATTTGGTTTAAATATTTCTTCTTTCATTTTTTCTCCTTTTAATTATATCCCCACCTCGGTAGCATCCACCAGGTTGCTCAACCATTTCACTTGCACCTTCTTGTTAATTATAGCCAAAAAGTGGGCAAAGTTGCTTTTTAGGTGGGGAATCATTTTGGTACACTTCTCATGTTTGTTTGTACCGTATTTGAGTTCTTTTTATGTCGTATATAAGGAGTTCTGCAATTCAAACATCTATACACTTGAAATCTGTTAGCGGCGGTGAAGTATTCTGATTGAGTTTCTTCCAGATGTTCCGATCCGCAATTAGGACAAGTATCTTCATCCATCAATACACCGAGATTCGGATGGTTCTTGATATAGGGCCTGACTTTTAGATACAATTCTTCGAGACCGATTACATCGTATTTGTTATAATGTAACATATCATCAAGAGCCTTGCCGTTTCCTGTTACACAATTCTTCCAGAGATCAAATCCACCAAACTCACTTACATTAATTTTATTGGTCAATCCGAAATATTTGGTGAGATAATCCTGTTTGTAAGATGGTAAAGCAAACTCTCGCCTAGTGACCTTTAAGGTATCAACCGTCCTGTAGGGTGATGGTGGCTCAATGCCATTTGATATGAACCTTGCCTTTATCTTACGGTCATCAAATCTGTCTAAATTATGTCCTACGATTATATCAGCTTCATCTAATAGCTTATGGATTGATTGGACAATCCTTTTATCGTTTCTTTCAGTCGCTTCTTCTGGTGTGACCACATCAGACTTCATTTCATCATCGTACAACCATTTAGCTACCCAACTTAACATACACCAATCCTTGATTACATTACCGTGAGGTATAAACTGCTTATACAATCCCCATACATAGACTTCCATTGGTGCGGTCTCAATATCTAAAAGCAATATCCTGGGTAAGTCTTTTGTGTTTTTAACTTCATAGTGCAGAGGTACATTGAACTGCTTATTACATCCGTAGCAATTATATCTCTGTGAACATTTTTTACCATCTGTTTTTGAATAGTAAAATCCTTTCTTAACAATGTGACCGCTTCCGCATTGTGGACAAATCATAGTAGTATTCCTTCTAGTAGTGTTTCAAAGTCGTAGTCTTTAAATTTTACAATGGAGTTCTTTTTATAGGTGAGGTCATTGTACCACTCCTGTCCTCTCTTTTTAATTGCCCATAAGGTAAATTCCGCTGGTGTCTCATGTGCTGAGAACTTATTTGAAAACTTATGGCATCCAACACAAAGGCTGAATCCATTATCTAAATCCCATCGAACCGACCTACACCTTCTTCCGTGAAAGTGGTGGGCGTTTAATCGTTCACTCTTTCCACAATACTCACACCTATCACCAGCCAGACGTTTAACCTTCTTGGCCCATGCTTTATCAAGTTTGTTGATGAGTGCTTTTTTCATAGTCTTTTCATTATCTCGTAAGCCACTTGTGGCACTATGGCGTTTCCGAGTCCTTTAAGTCTGTCCACCCGATTGGGAATCCCATTAGCCACTCTACGAATACTGGGTTCAATGTTCCAGTACCCGTGTTTCGGACTTCTTCGCAATTCCCCAGCATTCTCTGCATCTTGCCTTTGGGTGTCCCAGCCGCATCCTCGTTTGCCGATGGTGTCGGGAACTTCTGCCGTCTCATTTTCACTTGTTCTGAGTATGGTATTCCTTCTCTTACTTCTGCCGCCAGATTTGGAATCGGATATTTCCGAGTTCCTCCGTTTGGATACCGTTTTTCGTATGCTGGACTGTGTCCCGTTGAAAGTGGAGTATGCCACAATCCAGATTCTCTTCCTTCTATGCCAAGCACCCACATCGTCTGCTCCGATAATTTGCCATTCACAATCGTACCCGATTTCGGTAAGGTCGCAGAGTACACGTTCAAGTCCTCGATGAATGAGCATTGGTACGTTTTCAATGAT